GGACTTGCGCCGAAAAGAGTTTTCCAAATTGTGTAAAGATTAGACTAGATGGAACAGGTTATATAGGTTGCGATAAGTGCGGTAACGAACTGCCAATATGGGCTGGCGATGGCAGTTCCGAATGGGTTGCTGAATTTCCAGATAAAAGCGCGTATATGCACGGTTATTTACTATCGCAGTTAAGTACGATTTATAACGACCCTGCTGAGATACTCGAAGATTACGCCAACCCTCCCAATGGTAATTTAGCTGATGTTTACAGGCTTCGACTGTCAAGACCATATTCAAGTAAAGATGACAAACTGTCAAAATCGGATATCTACCAGTGCTGCAAGAACGACATTATGAGTGTTTCGTATTCCGGTCAGGCTGCAATGGGCGTTGATGTTGGCAAGATTAAACACGTTGTAATTGGTATCAAGACCGCAAAAGACAGGTTTGAAATCCTCAAAGTTGCAAAATGCCAGACCTTTAAAGAGATTTGGGATTTAGCCAAAAAGTTCAATGTTAAAAGTGATGTGGTTGATATTAGACCTTACGAGGACGAGGCTCGCAGCTATCAGAAAAATTCAGGGCATAGGACTTTTCTTTGCGAATATTCAGATTCGATGTTGCAGGATTCAAATTATAACGAGGAAACAGGGATAGTAAGAGCCCACAGGACAGGGATATTTGATATTACCCATAAACTGTTTTCAGAGGGCAGGATTAAATTACCAAGACAGTGTCCCGAAATAGAAGAATTCGCAAGACAATGCTGCAATACTGCCAAGTTCGAGGAAAAGGACAAACGGAAGGGAATTATAACATTCAGATACAGACCTACTGGCGATGGTCAGGAACATTACAGAAACGCTTTGAATTATTTCTATCTAGCCGCAAATGGTCATAGACTCCCCATAACGAGTAACAGTGTGGCTAAGGCAAGAAGCACTCAAACAGATTTTTCGTACCAAAGGATTTAAATGGCTGATAAAACTGCACAGCAATATATAGGGATGTGGGAAACAGAGTTTAGTAAACCTGAAAACTGCAATTTCAGGAATCTCTGGCAGGAAACTTCTAACTATATTTATCCTCTCGAAAATCAGATTACCAATTTACAGACCCCGGGACAGAAAAAGACCGATACGATTTACGATGTAACCGGCAAGATGGAATCACAGAATATGGCTTCGGATTTATCGAGCCTTATAATTCCCCCGGGACAGAGATTTTTTGAAGTCGAGATGTCTGATGAAGAACTAAATCGGATAGATAATGTTAGAAAGTATTTAGGAAATATTACAGACCTTACCCATAACGAGATATTCAGGTCTAATTTTATTTTACAGTTCAACGAATGCACACGTTCTCTCGTAACGTTCGGAACTGGTAATATCTATTCTGAATTTGGACTATTAAATAAAAATGGTACAGCATCGGGAGTTGATACAGCACTTAATTTCTGTGATTACCCGATAGGCACTTACATTATAATTGAAAACAACAAGGGTTTAGTTGATACAATCTTTGTTAAATTTTCTTATACAGCTTCTCAGGCCGTTAGGGAATGGGGCGAGGATGCTCTTGGCGAAAAGGTAAAAAAAGCCTATAATGAGCCAAAGAACGCAAACGATGTATTTTATTTCCTGCACATTGTACAGCCAAGAACAAACAGAGACCCTAATTCCAACTCACAGTCTAACTTGCCTTACGAATCGGTATATATCAGCATCGAGGATTCAAAGATAATTGACGAAGGTGGATTTGAGGAATTTCCGTTTCACTGTCCACGCTGGATGAAATCATCTTCTGAAAGATGGGGCAGAGGTCAAGGTACAGAGATTCTTCCAGTAGTTAAGATGTTACAAAAAATGCACGAGCAGATGATTGACTCTGGAAATATTGCAAACAATCCACCAAGAGAAGTTCTTGATACGTTCGAAGGAACTTTAAGGACAACGCCCGGCGCTGTCAACTTCGTACAGCAGATGAACTCAACTCGGTCAATGCACGAATTTACCGGCAATTTTCCGGTTACAAAAGATATTCTTGAATTCGAACAGAACATTGTAAAAGACGCTTTCTTCTCAAATGTTCTTAATCAATTAATTAATCTTGAAGGCGATAGGAGAACAACTCTTGAAATATCTGAACGAGTAAAGGCTGGGCTTAAAAGGTTATCTTTGCCGGTCGCCAGACTATACGGCGAACTGTTCAATACTCTGATTCCAAGATGTATAAAAATTCTAATGAGAAATGGCGTAATTCCACCGCCGCCTCCTGAACTTCAAGGCAAGGATTTCAATATTAAATACGTTGGCCCGTTGGCTCTTGCATTACGTAATCAGCAGGCACAGGCATACAAAGAATGGTTGTCGTTTGTCGCCCAAACTTCTACATTTGCGCCGGACGCTTTGGATATTGTAAATCTTGACAGAGGCAACATTGAACTCGCCCGTTCTTACGGCGTTAAAGAATCTGTTATAGCAACAGAGGATGAAATTGCGGCTAAACGAGAACAAAGAGCTGCTCAGCAACAGGCGATGATTGAAAACGAAATGCTTAAAACTGCAACTGCCGGTTATAAAAATATCAAAGAAAAACCAGAAGATGGTTCGCCTGCAAAAATGCTAATGGAGGCCGCTGTTGGATAGGGATAAAGAGCAAACAATGATTATCGCCGCATACCAGAGACTGTTTAATACAGAGGACGGCAAGATTGTACTAGAAGATTTGAAAAAGAAATCAACCTACAACAGAAGCGCGGTGTTGGACAAGTTAAATATAAATCCTAATCAGATTTTGTATGACGAAGCGCAAAGGTCGATGGTTTTGTACATCGAAAGAAATATCAATATAGATTTAAAAGAAAGGAAAAATTAATGGAAGTTAACGGACAATCAGAAGTCGTTGCGACTAAAACACCGGCAGCAGCGGCAACTCCTGACCCAAACATAGGCGAAGAGGTAAAGAGTATTATCAACGCAGATGGAACTTTCAACGAAGGCTGGCGAAGTGTACTGCCTCCTGAACTGAAAGAGGACAAGACTTTAATGCAGTTCAAAGATTTTTCATCTTTGGCAAAAACTGTAGTACACCAGCAGAGACTTGTTGGACTCGATAAAAAGAAACTTGTCGAGATTCCAGACGATAAGGCTCCTGATTCTGTAAAGGAAGCGTTTTATAAAGCGGCCGGCAGACCGGAAAAGTCAACAGATTACAAATTTGAAAAATCTCCTGAATTGCCACCTGAAATATGGGACGACAAACTTATTGAAAGTACGCTTGACGAACTTCATAAGGCCGGTGCTTCTCAAAAAGTTATTGACATTATCGCAAAGGTCGAAAACCAAAGAACTATTGCTGGATTGAAAGCACAGAGCGAGTTACAGGAAACAGAATTTAAAACATCGACCGAAGCCCTTAAAACTAAATGGGGAAACAATTACGATGCCAATGTTCATAAGGGTAATATAGCGATAGAGCAAGGCGTAAAAGGCAATGCTGAATTTAAAGCGAGAATACTTAAAAAGTTTGGCAACGACCCTGACTTCATAGAGTACTCCTCGAATTTGGGTGGTCACTTTGGCGAACATAACAATGTTAAGCCGGGCGCACCTACAGTTGTTTCAACTGATGAAATACAAACAAAGATTAATGAGCTTATGGCTTCGGAAGCGTATAACAAGGCTACGCACCCGAACCATAATGCGGTTCTTAAACAGGTTACAGATTTATTTCAAAGAAAACATACTAAATGACAAGTCTTTAAGACCCGTTTAGCGTTTTCAAATTAGTGGACAATCTTGAAAAAGACCCAATTAAGGTTAATCAGGATAAGGCCCGCAAGGACAACCTTTCTGAATCGTTTAAAAAGTAAATTAGAAAAATTTTAGAAAGGTTAAACTATGACTATTTCACTAACTGCGGGAATTCCTGAATGGTTTATTGACCAGTTTCAGAATACCCTTTATCACGTTCAACAGCAAAAAACATCTAAATTTAGACAAGCCGTAACAGAAGAATCTATTCTTGGCGCAGAGGACAAGGCGTATAATTATATGGGTACGCTTGACCTTGTCGAAAAAACAAGTAAAAATCCTGCTACGCCTACGACCGATGCAACAACCGGCAAACGTTGGGTATCAACAAATCCGTATCACAATGGCTGGTTGTATGACGAAGACGACGACCTATCGTCTATTTTAAATCCAACATCTGATATTGTTACAGCATTCAACAGGGCCGTAAATCGCAAGTATGACGATATTATTCTGTCTGCTTTTGACGCAAGTGTTCTTACTGGCCGCAGGGCTGGCGGAACTCCGATTACTTGGGCCGGTGCAAACGGAAACGTTAAGTACACTATTTCAAGTGGTGGCAG